TGCAATATCTTTTGGGAATATTATGTAGCGTGTTGACTTGCCTGTGTGTCCACGATCTCTAGTTAGATAGCCGTGATCTTCCAGCCAGTGCAGCTTGCGCGTTACTGTAGCTACAGACATAGCAGTACGTTGTGATAGTCGGCTGAGACTAGGCCAGCATAGGTGCTTGTCTTCATCTGCATGATCTGCAAGCACAACCATTAGCCATTTTGCATAGCAGTCAGGTATCTCTGACTTGATTGCCCTCGCCATTAATAGGAATGCCATCGTAGTTCTCCTTCAGTAATGGTACTATCTTTTCTTCAAAGACATCACCATCAAAGATGATTAGTGTTTTGGGTTTACCTTCCCTGCGCTTGTAGAACAGCACATCTCTAACTACAGTAAAGGGATTAGGAAAGTTTGATTTGTCTCGGTACTTTACTTCAACCACCAAGGCGTTTTGTCCGACTTGCCAGATGATGTCTCCGCTATACTCGCCTCCCAACGCTCCGCTGAGAGGTTGCCTCTTCGCTTTGAACCCGAGCTTTTGTAACCACTTGACGAATGTTCGCTCATGGTAGTCTCCTTTTGCGCGACTCTTGCTTGCCATGTGTCTGCCTCATAACAATCAATACAGATTGTGTGATAGGTTGGTGGTTTTTCTGTAGCTAATATGCATACAAACCAAGGGGTCTTATCATTGCAAGCATCGCATGGGTATGCTTCACCTACTTTATCGTAGAGTCTTTTTTTTATGGACTTTGATCGTAAGGCCAAGTGCATCTAACCAACATGTAAACAAGAATCCAGATGGTACTCGTTTGTGTTGTTCCCATTTGTGTATTAAAGATTCAGCGCATCCAATCTTGTAAGCTAAATTTTTCTGAGTCAACTTTTGTTTTGTTCGATGAGCAATGAGTTCACCGATAACATACTGATATGTATCAGTAACTTCAGTCTCTACTTTGTAGTGCTGAAAGTTTTTCAATAGCTTCACTAACTTTGTTGGCTGTATCGTAGCGTAAATCTTTGCCTAATCTTGCACGATAAAAGGTAGAGTCAGGCACTCCGGCACAAGCAAAAGCATCCTTGAGTTTGATATGTAAGTGCGCTGACTTGTCTACTAATTGTTCCATGTATGTAATCATGCAGCCAATATGCTTGCAAGATTGCAGTCATGTCAATGGTCAAAATTCTGTAGACCCTTTCTCGTATTCACCAAGGCTTGACCAGCCACCAACTACATGTGTTTCTCTGGGATAATATTGACCAGTGTCTTCTTCAGTTACATCATCAGCGAATGCATTGTCAGGAAGCATTGCGTTGTTTAATTGCCAACCTTTTTTGTTACGTTCAAGTTCTATGTTGTGTCCATAGTTGATGCTTGATAGTGGCTTGTCTTCTTCGCGTTGGTATCTACCGTTTCTAGGCATCATCTTCTTCCTTGTAAAAATCTTTGCCCCACATTATAAGCTGGCCTCTACCAGACTTACCTTTTCTTTTGCGATGATCAACAACTATCAACCCTTTTTCTTTTAATGATTTAAACCTAGCTGTAACTGTGCTGTATCTAAGGTGATCCAACCTATCTAATACGTCATCCATAATGCAGCCACTGTCAGTGAATGTGCAAATAGCATAGTAAACTTTTTTCTCCATGCGAGTGACATCAAGTGAATCAGCAGCATCATGGCTAGTGCTTGGGTCACGGCTGCGGGCTAGCTTGAACGCTGGTGTGTCAAACAAATCGTCAGCTATTTTTTGTCCTTGTTCTATGACATTCATCTTAGTTCTCCTATAAATTTGCCAGTATCTATGACAGGTGTTTTGCAATCTTGTTCTTGTTCAATAACAATCTTGCCACTTGCTGTTTCAAAATCAGTCATCATATCTAATGCTGTTTCGATAGCATCATCTGCATCTTCAGCGTACACAACTTTGTAAACTGTGTACTGTGTCATCCATTTGAGATCATCACCCTTGCAATGAGTGCAAGTATCTCGTTCAGAAAACATTTGATTGTAGCATTCTCTGCACTCAAGGAACTCCTCGACTGTGCGTCTGCCAGTTATATCAGTACGGAATATCATCGTTCAAATCCTGTGGTGGGTGGGCTGCTTCCCATGCTGCTGTCGCACGTTCAATAAACTTTTGCTTTTTGAATCGTGGATTTGTAGCTGCAAGATCATCAGCCATAGTTAAGATTGCAGTAGGCCAAGGTAGCAGTGGTGCTACCTTGTCTGCGAGATACTCAAAGTGTCTCTGTTGCATCAGTGGCATTGTCATACCTCCCTTAGTGTTGGACGATAGGATGCGTCTTCGTTTGAGTCACGATGAAGCACCTCTTCGTATGTGTTGACGACTCTGTTTATATTCCAGACAGCTTGCTGTATTCCGTACAGAAACTGAGAGTCATCTTCTTTTGCTCGTTCAAGCAGAGATTCCAAGTTGCGTTGGATGTCTCTAGCTTGTGTGATGAATGCCATTTCCATGTTAGTTCTCCTTGTTGTTAAGCTGCTACATGCCAGCTAGTTAGTTTGAATATCTTGGCTAATTGATTCTGACGCAAGCGTTGCGTGTTAGCTGGTGAATTAGATTCGTCTGTGTGACTAGCCCAGTAAGTGCATGCATTGTACAATGCCCACTTGTTACCGCCTAGCTTGGCTTTATCTGCATACCAGTAGCCCATCAGTCGTTCAAGCTGACGCTCATTCCATTTGAATGTGCTTGTCTTGTTGGGTGTGCGGCAAATGGCATGCTTGAAGAATCGTTCAGCCATATCATTATCTACGTTGGTTGACATCCAAGATTTGTATACATCTTTTGTATTTAGAAATGCCTCAAGCCCTGCTTGTATCTTGGCTGCGCTGCCTTCTACATTGACATTGGTTGTATGCTTTGCCCATGTATTAGCTACAGTGTCAGCGTGTGTCATGCCATTGAGACACCAAAGACGTAAGCCGAATGCTGATTGTTGGAATGCCCAGCTACTGTCGTATGAGTTAAAGAACTGGACACGAAACCTTACATAGTCACCGACTGCTGGCTCCATTACCAAATCACTGAAGTCAATAGTGCCGCGCATCTTTGCGCCATTGTCGAACACTTCAATTTTTGTATCGTAATCTTTAGATACATTTGATTTACTGACAGCATCCATAACTGAGTTGACTACATCATCATGCTTGATTGCTTTGTACTTAGAGCCGTGAACACCAAGCACTTCATTGGTATCAGTACGCATGATGGCTCGTGCCATTGATTGAGGCACGTCATATAAATTGCAGTCATTATCTTTGCTTGCTGTAAGATTGACAGTCTCCACTGGGAATGACCAGCAATCTTCTACTAGGCTTTTGCCTATAACTGTTACTCCATCCATAGTTAGTTCTCCTTTAGAATTTTGAGTTGCGATAGTGTAAGACAAGGCCCAGCCATTTAATGGTGAACCCACGATCAGTACCGAAATAGCGTGGTACTAAATAGAATTTTCTATATGTTGTGATACGCATGTTAGTTCTCCTTACTGCATACTTGCAGTGTACACTAGGTGTATCTGATTGCAACACCTAATCTTCAGATAGGTTGCAGATGTGAGGCCACCATATGATGAAGACACCTGCTCCAAATAATAAGAACGACCAGTAGGGTGAGTATTCTTGTCTTATGTTGTCAAACCCTGCGAGTATTAGTAAAACTCCTAGCGTTGTGATTAGAGTAATATCGATAATGGATTTCATTTTCAAATTCTCCTTGTGACATTTCAGTTTGCAGCTACTGCTTATATCTTCCGGCCCCCCCTGCGGGGCTGGGTGCTGCTGCTGCCTTGTGTGTGCCATGTGATGAGCATAAAAAAAGCCCCGCTGCCGAAGCAGCGAGGCTAGTTGGGAGAGATTATGAAGCTTGTTTCTTAGCTTGGTAAGCTGCCTCAAGCTTGTCAATGGTCTTTGCGTCAGGCTCATTGTTAGCATGTGTCTCAGGGAATAGCTGTTGAGAAGCTTGTGTGAGATTTGTCTTGAGTAACTCGTTGCACTCAAGCTGTGACTGCTGCCATTCAATGTCACGATTGCGTTGTAGTATCTTGTCGTTATCGAGTATTACACCGTGTTCTTTGTGTTCGATGTAGTCGTTCAAGTTCTGATCCTCAAGCTCTTGAATCTTAGAGAGTTTGCTGTTTGTGTTCCAGTCAATGTCGTTAAGAAACTTATTGATGAAATACTGAAGTGTTGATTTGTGTGTCCGATCAGAAAGTGTGAAGACACGATTGAGGTCTTGTGCGAAACCGTTTTTGTTTGATTGCTTAGTCATCTTAGTTCTCCTTTGTGATACCGAGACCCTTCTCGGCTTATGCCCCATCCAGATCATGGCTGGAATAGAAAAGCAAGGGCGAGGCAAGGCCGAGTGCATTTACCCTTGCTACTCGCTAACAGCGAGGGTTTCTATTCCAGTTATGATGTGGATAATGGGGCTTGCCGAGAGGGGATTGGTATCTCTGCAACAAAGGAGGACTGTAGATGACTAGCAATCAAGTACAAAAGCGAGTGTAGTGCGAGGCATCAAGCGTGGCTTCACACTTGCTGATTGTTGTTTATTGGTGCTGTGTATTTCGTGAAAATACCCCCGTGTCTTGCGCGTGTTTCACTGCCCGATGTAACGTCCGTCAGTGATGGGATCATCAGATCACATCGCTGTCGCAACGGCCATCTAGGGCGTGAGTATGCCACGCGCATTGCCTTGTTGCTGCGATATGTTGCAACGAGACAGTCGATGCTACCCCTAGCAATCGACAAGCTTGTGGTTAATGACAAGGTGTGTAAATTGTGCGGTTGACAAGCCGAGAGAAAGTGGCTGATAGTGGGGGGGAACACAAGGGGGGGCAGATGACCGAGATTGTGAAGCTTACCGATAAACAGACTGCATTGGTGGATACACTTGTAGCAACAGGCTGTAGCATAACAGAAGCAGCAAAGCTTGCCGGATATGCTGAAGGTGAATCCGGTAGAGTAAGTGCCAGCAAGGCTTTGCGGACAGGACATGTCCAGCAGTACATGATGCAACGGATAGGTGAGAGTATGGGCCTCAATGCTACGGTGGCTGCGGCTAAGATGGTGAGGTTAGCATCGGGAGCTAAGAGTGAGTATGTACAGCTTGAAGCTAGCAAAGACATCTTGGACAGGGCTGGCTTCAAGGCTCCCGACAAGCATATGCACTTGCATGCTGGCGATATTAGCGTGTCCATAGACCTTGCGTAATGTGGTGGGGGGTTGAAAATCGGATGTGTCCACTGTCACTGTGGTCTACCACAGACGTTAGAGGTCAAAAAGGTTCGCACCCTAGTTTGATAATATTTTTTTAGTGAGAGGTTCGTCTTATGTGTTTAGGTGGTGGAGCTAGTTATCCTGATCTTGGGCCGAGGGATACCAGCAACGAGCTTATTGTTAGCAAGTACGAGCTTAGTGAAGAGAACAAGGCCAAGAACTTGAAGCGTTCTAAGTCTCTTGTTACCTTTAGTGACAATGGCAATGGCGGTGGTGATGGTAGCGATGGTTTAGGTGCTGGCACTTCTGTTGGTGGCACTGAAGGTCTTGGAAGCATTGGCGATGCAAGCGGTGGGATGGCAAGAGTGTAATGGCACCTAGGACACCAGCATGGACAAGAAAAGAGGGAAAGAACCCAGCAGGTGGACTCAACGCTGCCGGACGCGCCTCTTACAAAGGCGGCACCCTCAAGGCCCCAGTAAAATCGGGGGACAACCCAAGAAGATCAAGCTTCCTATCGCGGATGGCGGGCAATAGCGGGCCGGAACGCGACTCGAAGGGCAAGCCCACACGCCTGTTACTCTCCCTGCGGGCGTGGGGTGCGTCATCTAAGTCTGATGCAAGGGCTAAAGCAAGGGCGATAAGCAAACGAAACAAAGCAAAGAAAGCGAGGGCGTGATGCCTAATGTAGCTGGTAAGAAGTTCCCATACACTAAGGCTGGTATGGCTGCTGCCAAGAAGATGGCAGAGAAAAACAAAGACAAAAAGAAAAAGAAAAGCTTAATTGAAATCAAAAAGAGTTAGTTATGCCTTATCAATTCAATGATGGTGAGGTTTATGATGGGCCTATCATTACCCTGCCAGATGGACGTGTTGTTTCTGGTGCGACCTTTACGCCTGAGTCTAGGCGGCTTTATGAGGTTGAGGTTGTTCCCGAGCCTGTAGTTGTGGCTCAAGTAACTGAGGCTGTAAGAGCAAGAGATGACAATGGAAGACTTGTTGGAGATGACAAGGCCACGCCCGAAGTCAATGAAGCTTGGGTTGGCGGCAAGGCCCCTAAGAAAAAAGCAGTAAGGAAAAAGAAAAGTGGCAGTTAACGCAGCGGGTAATTACACCAAGCCAACTATGCGTAAGTCTTTATTCAATCGCATTAAGGCTGGGTCAAAAGGTGGTGGTGCTGGTCAGTGGTCAGCGCGTAAGGCGCAAATGCTTGCCAAGGCTTACAAAGCTAGAGGCGGGGGATATACGTCTTGAAGAAGCCGCAAAAGTCTTTAGTCAACTGGACTAATCAAAAGTGGAGAACCAAGAGTGGAAAGCCATCTACTCAAGGGCCAAAAGCCACAGGCGAAAGGTATCTTCCTGCCAGAGCCATCAAAGCGTTATCGGCGCAGGAATATGCAAAGACCACTGCTGCTAAAAGAAAAGGACGTGCGGCTGGTAAGCAGTTCGTCAGCCAGCCTAAAAAGGTACGAGATAAAGTGAAGACATACCGCACATGAGTTTTATGCACACCCTTAAAAAAGAAGAGCGTGACGCATTACGCATTGTCGTAAAGAAGGTTCACCTAGCTCATCATCCAAAAGAATTTTGCACTGACCGAGAAGCTGACAAGGTTATTGCTGTTATAGGCCCAGAGATTGTTGAGCGAATGATTAAGTTTGGCAAGGATCACAAGGTTGACCAACTTTAAATACAAGCCTGATGGCGAAGTCTTAAAATCATTTATGAAAGATAGTAACTTCTTTCGTGGTATTCGCGGCCCTGTTGGTTCTGGCAAATCTGTTGCTTGTTGCGTTGAGGTGTTCCGCAGAGCGTTGCAGCAAGAGCCAAACAAAGATGGCATCAGGCGTAGCAGGTGGGCAATTATTCGTAATACCAACCCGCAGCTTAGAACCACTACAATAAAAACTTGGCTGGATTGGTTCCCCGAAGATGATTGGGGCAGGTTCCACTGGTCAGTTCCATATACTCATCACATAAAGAAAGCAGACTTAGAGCTTGAGGTTATCTTCCTAGCCCTTGATAGGCCAGAAGATGTAAAGAAACTTCTGTCTCTTGAGCTTACTGGCATCTGGATTAACGAGGCTAGGGAAATACCTAAGTCAATTATTGATGCATGTACTATGCGTGTTGGTCGATTCCCTTCTATGCGTGAGGGTGGGCCTAGCTGGTCTGGTGTTATAGCAGATACCAATGCGCCAGAAGAAGATCACTGGTGGCCTATTATGTCTGGTGAGGTTCCTGTGCCTGACCATATTCCTATTGAGCAAGCAAGAATGCTAGTTAAGCCTGACAATTGGAACTTCTATACCCAGCCCTCTGGAATGGATGAAGTAAAAGATGAGCAGGGTAATGTTATTGACTACAAGTCAAATGCAAAAGCTGAAAATCACAGCAACATGTTAAAGACCTACTATACAAATTTAGTAAGGGGTAAGACAAAAAGCTGGATTGATGTCTATGTAATGAATAGATTAGGTGCAATCCAAGAAGGAAAGCCTGTATACGGAATGTTTGCTGCTGATATGCACATAGCTAAAGAGCCTGTACCCATTGCAGATGGTGTGCCTTTGTACATTGGTATTGACTTTGGACTTACCCCTGCTGCTGTGTTTGGTCAGAAGGTGCGTGGACGCTGGCTTATACAGTCAGAGATTGTAGCGATTGACATGGGCATAGTTAGGTTTGCAGAACTGCTACGCCAAGAGATAGCCACACGATTTGCACACTTAGATGTACACATTTACGGCGATCCGGCTGGAGATTTCCGCGCACAGACTGACGAAGACACACCATTCCGCATACTTAGAGGTGCTGGTTTGAGGGCAACACCTGCCCCAAGCAATTCTGTTGATCTTAGATTAGAAGCTGTATCGTCTTACTTAAATAAAATGGCAGACGGAAAGCCAGCATTTATGATTGATAGACGCTGCCCTACACTTATTAAAGGATTTGAGGGCGGGTATTCTTACAAACGCATACAGGTTTCTGGCGAAAGATATGATGACAAGCCAGATAAGAACATGTATTCGCATATACATGACGCTCTTCAGTACCTAATGTTAGGGGCTGGTGAAGGCCGACAGCTTATATCAGGGCAGAAACCAGCGGTTGCTTTTAATGCAAAGGTTGATTTTGATGTCTTTAGAAAGAAACCAAAGGGTAGACAACGACAGGGTTTGTGGGCAAGGATGTAAATTGTGCGTTGCGTTCTTGTTTGTTTTGTGAGTATTTATATTAAATCATTATAAGGAGACTTGCTATGTGTTTAGGAGGAGGCAGTAAGCCACCACCACCTGATAAAGCTGCTGAAGCTGAACAGGAACAAAAAAGAGAAGAAGCTATTGCTGATAAAAAAGAAATTAAGCAAGATGCTTTAGAGGAAACAGTAGCCAGACGCAAAGGCGGCACAGGTAGACGCTCCCTTATTAAAGGTTCTGGCGGTGGAATGGGTTTTTATAATAAGTATCTTTCATGATTTCATCTATCGGAAATGACTCTAGCTCTTATAGCGATGACAAAATTGCTACCTTGTACTTAAAAAAGTATGAGACAGCAAAAACTTTGCGTGAGAATTTTGTGCCTTTGTTTGAAGAGTGTTACGAATACTCACTACCACAGAGGGAATCTTTCTATGCGGAAAGCGTTGGTCAACGTAGAGATGATAAAATCTTCGATGAAACGGCTGTGGTGGGAGTGCAAGAATTTGCCTCGCGTTTGCAGCAGGGCTTGGTTCCTAATTTTGCTAGATGGGCAGATTTTACTGCGGGTTCTGAAGTCCCGAAAGAACAAAAAGATGAAATCAATAATGAGCTTGATGAAGTCACAGAGTATGTATTTGAAGTTATCCAAAACTCTAACTTTGGTCAGGAAGTCCACGAATCGTTTATGGACTTGGCGGTAGGCACAGGCGTTCTTGCTGTGTCTGAGGGTGACGCTATACACCCTGTAATGTTTTCCGCAATACCACTGCCTCATGTTGTACTCGATACAGGGCCAGATGACGCTATAGATCATGTGTATCGTGAGCGTCAGGCTAGGTTTTCTGACATTGAACACATGTACCCTCAAGCAACATTAAGTCAAAAGATTCTTGAAAAGGTCAGCAAGACCCCTGACGAGAAAACAAAAATCCTTGAGATAGTATGCAAAGATTATACTGTAAAAAATGAAGACGCTTATTTATTTTATGCCATTGAAATGTCTACAAAACAAATAATTAAATCAGATACTTATAGAGGCGTAGGTTCAAATCCATTTATATGTTTTCGCTGGTCTAAGTGTAGTGGAGAAGTTTATGGGCGTGGCCCTTTAATCAACGCTCTTAGTGCAATTAAAACCACTAATCTCACTATTGAGTTAATCCTTGAGAATGCACAAATGGCAATCTCAGGCATTTATCAAATGGATGATGACGGTGTTATTAACCCAGATACTATTAATCTTGTTCCCGGAACGGTCATACCAAAAGCCCCGAACTCTATGGGTTTGCAGCCCATTAAAGCTGCTGGCTCTTTTGATGTTGCTAATCTTGTTTTATCTGATATGCGCTTAAACATTAAACGAGCTTTGTACAATGACATGCTTGGTAATCCTGACAGAACCCCTGCTAGTGCAACAGAAGTTACAGAGCGTATGGCAGATTTGTCACGACGTATTGGTTCTGCTTTTGGACGATTACAAGCTGAGTTAGTACAACCTGTACTACAGCGCGTAGTTTACATACTTAAAAAACAAGGACGCATTGAACTTCCTACTATTAATGGCAGAGAAGTTAAGGTTCGTTCTGTATCACCACTTGCACAGGCTCAAGCGAACCAAGACATTTCCTCCGTTGCACGTTTCCTAGAGCTTGTGCAGGGAAGATTCGGGCCTGAGTTAACTAACATACTTATCAACTCTGAAGAAACTGCGGCATATCTTGCTAACAAGTTTGGTGTTCCTGACAACTTAGTGCGAGATTTAGAAGAGAGAAAGCAGCTTGTAGCTATGGCACAGCAGATGGCACAGCAGCAACAACAGCAGCAAATGATGGGACAAGCCCCACCACAGGAGTAATGATTGGCGAAAAACAATAATGCCTTTATAGGTGTTGACGGATTTCATCGTAATCAGAGTGAAGACGCAAAAATAAGCATAAACACAGCAGCATTATTTGGAACTGAACTTGGTCAAGAGGTTCTTAAATATTTGCGTTCCATAACAATAGAGTTAGTCAATGGCCCAGCAGTAACTGATGGTGAGCTAAGACATGTAGAAGGCCAAAGATATTTGATTGGCCTAATAGAAACTCGTATCAAACATGCACACAAGGTGAAAAACAATGTCTGAAGAACAGCAAGCTGAAGCACCAGCAGAATCCGAAGTAGTTACCGAAGGTGGCGACCCTTTACTTGCAGATGCTACTCCTAGTGAGCGTCCTGCTTGGTTGCCAGAAAAGTTTGCAACACCAGAAGCTATGGTTGAGTCCTACTCAAATCTTGAATCTAGTCTTGGAAACAAAGAAGAAAGCGTAAAAGCAAACCTTATAGAAGAGCTTGAGAAAGAGGCTTACGCTAATCGTCCTAATGAAGTAGGCGATTATGTTTTGCCAGAAGTTATAGACGAATCTCAAGCAGCAGAAAATCCTTTACTTAGCTGGTGGGCTAATCACGCATTTGAAAATGGATTTAGCCAAGACGAGTTTGCCGAAGGCATTAAGATGTATGCAGACGCTGTAGGCTCTGATGGGCCTGACTATGATACAGAAGTAGCAAGGCTTGGAGACAACTCCGCTGCAAGAACAGAAGCTGTAGGATTGTTTGCAGAGCGATTCTTTTCTAAGGCTGAGTTGCCAGCTATAGAACGGATGTGTGAAACAGCAGATGGCGTTATGGCTATCGAACGTATCATGGAAAGCATGAAGCAGTCAGGGCCAGCAAGCACATCTCAACCTGTTGCACAAGTAAACGAGGCAGAACTAAAGTCTATGATGCTTGACCCTAGATGGCACGATCCATCTAAGCGTGATCCAGCTTTTGTTAAAAAAGTAGAAGATGGGTTTAAGACTCTTTATGGATAAGGAGCTTATGCGTATTGGTAGGCTTTCGTTAGTTAATAGTGTGCCAGAACATGCTGAAAGAATCTGTGACTATCTAAGGTTTAATGACCGCAGAGAGTGTATGATATATGGCGCAACACCACTAGAGGCTCTTACTGAGCCTTTAGTTATTAGTGGAGCAAAAACATTTACACTAAAATTAGACAATGAGCCTATTGCTATGACAGGCAATGTGCCGATTGAAGATGGCTGTGGGCGTATATGGATGCTTGGAACTGGTGCTATTAATAATAACTTTCGTCCATTTCTAAGAGGATGCCGAGGTGTAATTAATCTACTGCAAGAAGGTTATCACTCATTGGAAAATTATGTTCCTGTAGATCATCATGAGACAATAATGTGGCTTGCTTGGTGCGGATTTACTTTTGACGATGACACCCATGAGGTGTGCGGTCATAAGATGATGCGTTTTGTGCGTTGCGTTAATGAAAAAAATAATGTCTATTATCTTGATAAACGGCCTGTAATACACTGAGCGACCCGCAAGGACAATTGCTATGATGCTGTTAAGCAGATAACCGCAGAGAATGTAACTCAACAACCTTAAAGAGAAGGACTGTAAAATGGCGAATACAATTGACACCGCCTTTATTAAACAGTTTGAATCAGAGGTTCACATGGCTTATCAGCGCATGGGTTCTAAATTGCGGAACACTGTACGCACAGTAAGCAATGTGGCTGGATCAGTAGTACGATTCCAAAAAATCGGTGCTGGCTCTGCTTCAACTAAATCACGCAACGGTATGGTAACTCCTATGGAGTTGGCGCATACAACCGTAGAAGCAACAATGTCTGACTTCTATGCTGCCGAGTATATCGACAAGCTAGACGAACTGAAGACAAACATTGATGAGCGTCAAGCTGTAGCTAAGTCTGCTGCTGCTGCTCTAGGTCGTAAGACTGATGAAATCCTTATTACAGCAATGGACGCTGGTGCTAACTCAACACAGATTAGTGCAACTGGTGCAGCCGTTACTAAGGCAAATCTTCTGACTGTCTTTGAGACTTTTGGTTCCGCTAACATCCCAGAAGATGGTGGACGCTACATTGCAATGCATCCAGCAGGTTATGCTGACTTGTTTGCAATCAATGAGTTTGCATCTTCAGACTTTGTTGGTGAGCAAAATCTACCATTCGCTGGTGGAATGACCATGAAAGAATTTCTTGGCTTCAAGATTTTCTCTACATCTGCTGTAACTGGTGGCAAAAACATGTGCTACCACACATCTGCTGTAGGACTTGGCATTACTGCTGATGTTTCAACTGAGCTAAACTACGTTCCTGAGAAGGTAGCGCACCTAGCGACATCAATGATGTCTATGGGTTCTGCTGTCATTGATGCCAACGGAGTTTATGAACTGCTAGATAATAACTAGAAAGGGGATTAGAAATGGCATACGCAGCATCTGGTCTTACTCGTCTTGCAGGGGCATCCAATGGCAACTTGTGGTTTTACACTACCGCAGATGCTATTGCCGCTGTAAACTCAGAAGGTTATTTTAATACCGCAGCAAACATGCTTAATGTTCGTGATGTTATTATGGTAGCCGATACAAACACACCAACAACAAGTTTTGTTAGTGTGCTTTCTAATACTGGTTCCGTTGTAGATGTATCTAATGGTACAGCTATAGCTGAAACAGATTCAGACTAAAGGAGTAGGGGAGGTCAAGGTATTAACTTACCTCCCCTAACCACACATGGCATTAGTTAGTACCACTGCTGATTCAGCAATCGACATATCAAGCCGTGCTTTAATTCTTATTGGCGCGAACCCGATTACTTCATTTGAAGAGTCAAGTACTGAAGCTTTGGTAGCTGTTAACATGTATGAAGACGTAGCAAGGGCTGCTTTAGTTAACTCTCGCTGGCGGTTTGCTACTAATCAATCTATATTAAACCTTCTAACTGACAAGCCAACTGGTAGATATACCAATGCTTATCAGCTTCCTGATGATTGTTTAATGGTTCATGCAGTTACATCAGGAACATTGCAAATTGAATATCAAATATATGGATCAAAGATATTTGCAGATACATCAGATGCTGATGTAATTATTGCAGATTATTCTTTTAGAGCAAATGAAGAGACTTGGCCTTCTTATTTTACTTTAGCTGTTGAGTATTCATTAGCTGTGGTTTTTGCAACATCTATTGCTAGAGATGCAACGCTTGCTAGTTTGATGCAGGGGCAAGCAGCGCAAGCAATGGCAAAGGCTCGTAGCTTAGACTCGCAGCAACAAACCGCAAGGAAGCTTGTGACATCGAGGTTCCGTACTGAAAGGCTTAGTTAATGCCTAGAATCCGTGTGCCGTTAGCAAACTTTCAGTTTGGTGAAGTCAGCCCTTCCTTAACATCAAGAACTGATACTAAGATATATAATGCCGCAGCAAAGAAAGTAGAAAACTTTTTCTTGCGTAATGAGGGCGGCTTGCTTAGACGCTTTGGCACTGAGCGTATCTATGAGTTTGATACAACTGTAGACCCGACAACATGTACAATTACAGTTAGCGATTATGCTAACATTGCTACTGGCTCTACTATTGTTTTGAACACAGGTGACACTGAAATAACTCTTGAGTTTGAGGCAGCGGGTGCATCAAGTCCATCAAGCGCATCTGGCAACACTCATTTTGTTCGCGCACATCAAAACAATAATACAACGGCTGATAATATATTTACTGCACTAAACGCTGTATCAGGCTTTACTGTAGCTAATCCCGCTGCCGCTGTAGTCACAGTTAAAAGAGACAGCTATAACTCTGTTGATAATTTAACTGTAACTTCATCTGATACAACTAGGCTTACTGCAACTAATTTTACTGGCGGCACAAAGAGACAGCATAGATTAGTTCCGTTTATATTTTCTGATGATGAGCGATACATAATATCTCTTGAAGATGTTAAAATCAGAATATTTCAAATCAGTCCTACTACTGGCGCAGTATCTTTAATACAAACAATTACTGCTGACACTAGCTCTGCGGCTTTGCCTTTTGGAGATGATATACTAGAAGAGCTTACCTATGCTCAATCTGGTGATATTATGTTTATTGCTCATCAAACTTTTATGGTTAGGCAATTAGTAAGAACAGGACTAACTGCCTTTGAAGTTAGCACTTTTAATTTTGATACAAGAATAGATCAGTTTGGAATTAATCAACCTTATTATCCATTTCATCCAACTAATGTTACTCTTGATGTTAATGCTACATCTGGCACAGGAAAAACACTTACAACAAGTGCAGCATATTTTAATGCGGCCCATGTAGGCACAAGGTTACGATACCATAAAAGTGAGATATTAATTACTGCTGTAGCATCAGCCACATCTGCTACTGGTAATATAATTGATTCTTTAACTGCTAGACTTGCAGCAGATGCAATAGAAACTACTGATGGTGTTGCTGATGTAGAGGTTACATTTGCCCTTCATGGTTTAAAAGTTAACGACTCTATTACAATAAGTAATGCTGGTGCAGTTGGCGGTATTGCCGCTAATCAAATTAACGGCACAAGAGCTATACAAGAAGTAGTTGATGAGAATGTTTTTGTAGTTACCTGTGGCGCAAATGCAAATGCGTCTTCTGTAGGCGGTGGTAGTATTAAGATAACTACTCATGCGCCAACGACTCAGTGGGAAGAACAGTCTTATAGTTCTTATAGAGGATTCCCTGCTGCCGTAGCCTTTCACGAAAATAGACTTTGGTTTGCTGGTACAATAGCGCAGCCAGATGGAATATGGGCAAGTCAATCTGCATCTTATTTTAATTTTGATGTAGGCGATGGTGCTGATAATGATGCTCTTGATTTGACTGCTAGTATTGGTGAAATAAATACTATACGCCACATCGTATCTAATCGTGATCTGCAAATATTTAGTAGCACTAACGAGTTTTATATACCTGCATTTACTGACAAACCAATTACGCCTACTAATGCACAGATTAAAAGGCAGACTCCTTATGGTTCTAGCTCTGTAAAGCCGCAGCCATTTGATGGAGCAACTTTGTTTGTGCAAAAAACAGGATCGGTTATAAGAGAATATATATACTCAGATGCTGAAGGGGCTTATGTATCCACAGGTATAAGTACACTTTCGCCTCATCTAATTACTGATCCAGTTCAAATGGGTATTCTTACTGGCGCAATAAATAGACCAGAGTCTTATGCATTTCTTGTAAACAGGAATGGTAAGATGGCAATCTTTACATCTAATAGATCAGAAGAACGTGCTGGCTGGTCAGAGTTTACAACACAAGGCAAGTTTCATTCTGTGTGTGTAATTGATGATCGTGTGTTCTTTGTAATGCAACATGACAAAGGCGGTAATACTGAGAAGTTTATTCTTTCTGAAATGGATAATGAATACAATTTAGATTTTTCAGATAAGTTTACAGGTACTGCTGGCGTGTTTGGAGTGTCTAGTCATTTTGTAAATGGTGCTGTAGTAGACGTAGTAAATGGCACAGACTACCTTGGCTTGTTTACAGTAGCTGGCGGGAATGTGGATGTGTCAGCAGTTCAAGAAATAACATCTGCCGAGATTGGCTACTCATTTAACGTAGAGGCAGAAACACTACCTGTAGATGCCCAAGTAGTTGGAGGGCCACTCACAGGGCAACCTAGAGCGATTAACAGGGTAATATTAGACTTAAACTCTACGTTATCTGTTTCAGTTAATGGTACTGCGCTTGTTATTAGGCAAGTAACAAGCAACTTTAGTACAGCTAGAGTGCCTGTTACTGGCAAAGAAGAGTTTAGATTGCTTGGTTACAGCACTGATCCAACAGTTAAGATTACACAAATATCGCCATTAGCATTACAGATTAATGGTTTAGTAGCAGAGGTAGCATTCTAATGTTTCAGTATATAGGAGCAGCATTATCAGCAGTATCTTCTATTCAAGAAGGTAGAGCCAAAGCCAATGAAGCTGCGTTTGATAAGTATCAAATGCAGTTAAATGCAAGGCAGACTAAGATTGAGGCGTTTCAAAAGTCTAACGCAAGACTGCGTGACTTTCAGCAAGCAGAAGCTAACAACCTTGCATACTTTGCTTTTCTTAATCGTGATCCTAATGATAGGTCTTTAAGAAACTTTATGACAGCACAAGAAGACATAGCTACTAAAGATGCGGCTCAGATAACTTCTAGTGGTGTAATGAAAGCATCACAACAAATACAAGAAGCTAACATGGCTCAAGCTAGAGGCAGAAATGCATTGATGGCTGGGTATCTTGGGGCTGGCAGTGCCATTGTTGGCGGCTTTTATAAAAGTCAACAAACTAAAATATAGGAGATTAAGTTGGCTGTAATTAAACAACAAAGAACAACCTTTGCTTCTCCTATTGGTGTTGTTAGAGCAAACACTGGCGCGGGTGCTGTATTCCGTGGGGTCAACAAAATTGCTGACCAGATGATTGAAGAGTCTTTTAGAAGCGCAAAAGAAAAAGCACTTGAGGCTGGAGAAGACTTAGCTCGTTCTAAAGAGTTAGGATCATTGCGATCTATTAACCCAGCAACAGGTTTGCCAGAAATGAGCTTAATGAGTACGCTTGCTCCTCCACAGGAGTTTGGCTCTATTGCTCAAAAAGCTTACAAGAGAGTTATTGAATCAAGATATGTTAGCCAGATAGAACAAGACTTTAAGCTCAAAGCTCAAGAACTTTATAACGAACATAAAGATAATCCAAACGCTGAAAAATTATTTTCTGACTCGTTAGGTAATTTTATTGATGAGTCTGTGCAGCATGTAGACCCTAGATTTCAAGGTGTAATTTCTTCTATTGGGGCTAGTTTGCTTGCTTCTAATAAAGTTAATTTATTAGAGCAAGAGGCAGTAAGAAAAAAAGAAAATATACTTGTTGACTTTGATAGTCATTTTGAAAGTGGATTAGGGGATTTAGTTAATTTGTGGGGTGCTGGTAATGAAGCATCTAGTCAAGCCGCTAAAGAAAATGAACAAAGATTATTAAAAAGAATAGAAGATTTAAGACTTTCTGATCCAAAAGGAATGAATCCAAAGCTTTATAAAGAATATAAACAAGAAATATTTAAAGCTAGAATAAGCGGAACAGTATCAAGAATATCAAGCTTGGTTGAGGGAACAAAAGAGTTAGAAGCTGTTGATGTTAACAATCTTAGAAGTGTTCTTAGCAGAAACGGAGTAGGACTTGAAAGCTTGCCAAAGCCTTTGCAAGACCTTGCTTCTGAAATTATTACTTCAGAAATAATAGAGTTTTCAGATGGTGAATCTCCTGTTACCACAAAAATATTCAATCAGGTTAAGAAATTTGCAGATACGCAGCTTGCATCTGTACAAGCAAGAATTATTAATAGACAAAATGCTGGATTAGCATCTGAAAGCAGACTTGAAAAAGAACAAAAAGAACGAGATTTAATTTTTAGAGATGAATCTCTTTCTGGTTTAACTGAGTCAAGACAAACAGTTGATAGAGATATTGCTGCAAGATTGTTAGATCAAGATGTTGATGGGGCGATTGCTGCATTTGAATCTTACTCAAGAGAAACCTCTGCATTAAGTGACCCATCTTTAGGTGACGCTGCAATTAGTGTGACTGCAACAGAGTCTTCTATTAAGAACTTGCGTCAATCTCTCCTTACTTCTCTTCTTGATGTTGTTACTTCTAGTTTAACAGCAAAGCAGTCTGTAGATTTAACGCAATACATAGACACTGTTGGGAAATATGGCAGGGTTCCAGATAGTTTAAAACCATTAGCCGACAAAATTATTGATACAATGGATATTGGTGTTGATGCTGCTAAAATGGCTAGGTATGGAAACGCTATCAATGTTGATAAAGCTAGGGTAGAGGCTGCTAACGCTGCAACTAATTCAACTATAAAAGCGGGAAAAGAAATTGGTAATGGGCAAGGCCATAGCACAAACGCTAAGCATGCAGAGGTTATGGACGATGCTATTATTGATACAATAGGTCAGGGAAACGAACAATTTTTCCTTACATCTGAGGCTGTTAACACTAGAAACACTTGGGGCAAAAGCGTAATAAACTCAAATGTTTTGCCTGATTCTTTGCAAAGCTATATGAAAAATCTTTATGCTGGAATGCCTATGCCTCCAGAAGCTCAGCAAAACTTAATGGCTCTTTATGACCAGTTTAGTCGTGTTTTGTCTACAGATGGCAGTAAAGCCGCTACAAACATGTGGGCTAATTCTAAACTAACTTCATCAGAAGTAGGGTTTTTTAATGCTGTGTTAGGTGTAGCTAGATTCCAAGGCTATGATAATTTACCGCAAATTATGGATGATGTGCGTCAACAGCATCAAGACAAAGCGGCTCAAAGCATAAAAATGGCAGCAATGTTTCCAGATGGGCTTAATGATTTTCTTGTTAAACAAACAACAGATGTTCCGTTCTTTGGCAGCGATACAGTTAATCCTAACATTGCCAAAGATTTGCTACCATATGTCGAGTATTTAGTGGCAGGTAATGCTAGTAAAGAAACGATTGAAGGTTTAACAAAGTCATTCTTTAAAGACTTGTATCCAGAAACAGAAGGGGTTGTGCAAGATTTTGAATTTGGAAACGTAAACAGATCGCGCCAAGCATTGTCTGCTATATTTCCTAATAGAGATGACAGATTACAAGTTGTTAGTTTTTTAAACAGATTAGTAGCTGACAAATATGGAATGCCTAATAAGCGTTTTAATCTAACAAAATATGATTCTGAAATTATAGAAGGTCAAGGGCTTGTTGATTTACCACCACAAAATAGATTAGTTCTAATGCCATTACAGGGCAGTGGAACTCCTACTGACAGCATGAGGTACATGGTTGTAGAACGTAGGTCTAACGGCATGATGGTTCCTTTTATAGCGGCTGCAAGAGGTGGCTCTCCAAACGAAGTAAATGTTCCAGAACAAGTTATAGTTGATGTAGCACAGTTAAAAAGTGCTGTAGATGTAGACTTGCCAGAGCCTATTGACCCAAAGAAATTAGCTCAGTTAGAAGAACAAAGAAGAACAGGTAAAGTAAAGTTTGAACCTTCTATTGGCGGCAGTTTTGCTGGTCAATTATATGATGCTGTTAGGTCGTTTTAATAAATGACAAATATATATAACAATGCTGGAAACATTCGTGCTGGTGAAGAATACGCTGGTGAAACAGGTGAGTTTTACTATGATGCTAATGGTAAGCCATATGTAATATTTGACTCTCCAGAGATGGGTTTAAGAGCGTTACACGTTGATTTAAGATCAAAGATAAATGAGTTTAATGGTGACATTACTCAAATGTTTATGAAGTATGCGCCACCATCAGACAACAATCCTACAAACAGTTACATTGATTTTATTAAAAACGATTTAAACAAAGATAAACTTACACTAAATGATTTACCTGCGCTTGTTAGGTCTGTAATTAAATTTGAAAACACGCCAGAAACAGCAAGCTATTATTTAAAACCACAGTTATTGCAAACAGCTTTAAAACTTTCTGCTGTTGATATGCCGCAATCAACTAGGCTTTTTCAAGCTTATGATCTTGCTGGTATATCAAAGCCAGTTAAATCACCATTAAACGAGTTATCTAATCAAGAGCTTGTAAGTGTGGCTCAAAAAAAGATTGATAAGTTTGATGTGCCTGATGCCCCTGTTGAGCCTAGCTTAAATGATTTATCTAATGAACAGCTTGTTAATTTAGCTCAAGATAATATTAATAAGTTTGATTTGCCTAATGCTCCAGAGCCTGAACCGCAACCATTAAGCGTAAGACCACCTTCTCAAACATCAAGAGATGAAAGAGTTGCAAAATTAACTGCCGCTACAATAGATACAGAACAAACAGACTTTGATGCCCCTGCTTCAGTTGTTTCTGAAGAAGACGATATGGACGAGCGTGAGCCAGTTATTAGCGCAGTAACACCAGAGCCAACTAAATCTGAATCAGCAACAGTTAAAGAAGTTAGACCTAACGGCCCATTAAAAAGAACTCCAGACCAAATCTACATGGAAGCTGCTGCAAAAACTATTGACCCATTTACGCACAACATTAGATTTTATGGAGAAGCTAAAGCAAAAGATAACGATCCATCTCTAGGAGAATCTTTCGCTGCTTCTATTGGTTATACTTATGATCCTGTTATTGAGCATATAAAAAATAAAATTAACTATGGGGATGTTGTAGATAAAGATTACAATCCCTTAGAAGATATGAAGGGCTATGAAGAGTTTGGTAACGACTTGGTTCTAGCTCAAAACGCATTGCACATGCAGGATTTAAAAAGAGGCATTGATGAAAATCTTGCGCGTAGGCGCACACTTTCTAACACAGGTTTCTTTACTCATCTGTTTGTTGGGTTGGCTGATCCTATTAACCTTGTTGCGTTACCCTTTGGTGGCCCTGCTGTTGGTGTTCTTCGTTCTGGTTTAAGAGTTGGTTCTGGTGTAGCTGCTTTACAGGTTGGGCAAGAGGCTCTTCGCGCACCATTTGACCCTCTTAATACCGCTACTGAATCAGCTATTAATATTGGCACAGCTTTTGTTGCTGGCAACTTGTTGGGTGGTGCTTTTGCAGTACCAGCTACACGCAGAGCTAAAGCTTATAGGGCAACAGAAGAAGCTGCTGGTAATCAACAACTTAGCCTAGCACCTAGCATTGATTCCAGAAAACTAGAACCAACGCCAGAGCGTCCATTTTCCCAAGTAACAGATCAAGATGTGCAAGCTGTAGTAAATGATGGCCCTAGAACAATACTAAGACTAAGGCAGATGGCTGACGAAGCTGAGTCTAAGCTTAATGCAGAAAGACCTAATCTTTCTGAGTCTGAAATTGCTGATCTTGAAAACATTATAAAAAACAACAGAGATGCTGCTAACAAAGCAGATAACGATTACAATTTATTAAAAACGGAACAAGAAAAAAGACTAGAGTTAGGTGAAAGAAATTTTACAAGCGAAGATCAGAGCCTGCCTAAAAATTTATTTACAGACAGTTGGGCTTTTAAATTTGTAACAACGCCTATGAAACGTGTTTTGCAAAATCCAAATGCTCCAGCACTAGCTAAAGAAGTAATACTAGGTATAGCTGGTGACTCAGGCATACTGCTTAATTTGCACAAGAGGGGCTTAACTCTTGGCCCATCTGTTTATCAAAAGGCTGCTATGCGTGATGGTGAGTGGGTATCTGTCTATGACGATCTAAGAGGTTTGTATGGCGAAGAATACGGCACAGGCAAACAAACTATACTTGATTACAATACTGGAGATGTAGCAGCAAAAATTGGCGCAAAGATTACAGAAGACACTACAAATGTTAGCGGTGTTACTAACAAGATTGCTGCTAAAATTAAAGCGCAGCCAGCACAAAAAACATTTGTTGAGTGGATGACTGATGTAAACATTAAACGTATGAAAGGCGAAGCCCCAGCTTCTAAAGCTGAAGCCACAGCTATGAGTCGCATTGATGAATACTACGCTCAATGGGAAAAAAGATTAAAAGGCAGCGGTGTTATTGGTAGCACAGAATATTACAAAGGTCACTTGCCAAGGCTTGAGGCTGACTTGCTTTCTGTTGAGAATGCTATAGCCAAGCTTGAAGGGAAAACTGTTTCAGAATTAAAGATAAGAGAAATTAATTTATTAAAATTAAAAGCTAACAAATTAAAAGATCAAATAGATGATGCTAATTTTCACATAGAGAACACAAGCAAAGCTTTGAGTATGCCAGCTAATGAAGATGTATTTAATCCTCGTTACTGGAATCAAGCTTATATTTTAAAAGATGGAAACAGAGACAGATTAAAAGCTATTTTGTCTTCTTGGTATCAAGCAAACCCATATATATACAAAGCTAAAATTAATTCTGTAACAGGAAAACAAGCTGGATGGGAGCGAGTAGAGTTAGACTCTAGCATTACAGCTACAAACAAACGTGCTGATGATACTATTGATGAGATACTAGGGATTAAAGACCCAACAGATGTTAATGCTCAATACTTTGGTCATGGCAGATCAAAACATTTTAAGCATCGTGGAATAGATATTCCAAACAAACTTGTTGTTGAGTTTATTGAAACTAATCCTGTTAATGTTATGAAGACATACACAGCTAAAGTTGCGCCTCAATATGAGTTTATGAACAAATTTAACAAAAGCATTGATGACCTGCTTGATGATGTAGAGCTTGGTATGCTTGCTGATGGCAATATGAGTGGGCGTGAAATCAATGCTACGTTAAGAGACATACGTCATCTAAATGATAGAGTGCATGGCACAGTTATTCGTGATCCAGATGCCTTAAACTATAAATCAGCTATAATATTAAAAGATTTAGCCATGTTAAATTACCTTGGTTCTGCTGGATTTTCTACGCTTCCAGACTTTGCTAAGATAATGATGGAACATGAGATGGGTACAGTGTGGAAGTCTCTGTTTGGTGTTATGAGCGACAACAGAGTGCGTATGAGTGCTGCTGAAGGACGCATTGCTGGTGAGATTATCGACATCCTAAAGGGTGACGCTCACATGCGCTTTACCGAGAACATGAAAAACAATCCATTAAATGATGGTTACATGTCTAAGATTCGCACTGGATTCTTTATGCTTAATGGTGTTGCGCCAATGACTACCATCTTTAAAAAGATGGATGCCATTGCTAGAGGGCATACGTTAATTGATTACTCTATAAAATTAACTCAAGGCAAAGCAAGCCCAATGGAAGTAGCTTATTTAGCTAGATACAACATTGGTCTAGCTGAAGCTACTGCTATATCTAAAGCACCTTGGGAGCGTACAGAAGCTGGATTAATACTACCTAACTCAAGAGCGTGGGAAAATGCTATTGAGTTGCCAGAAACAACAGCAGTCATAACTATAGGCGAAGGCAAAAAAATTGGAGACAGATATGTCCCAGCTTTCTTTAATGAAAAAAGCAATACAATTACTATAGATAAAGCTTTTATATTAGATGACTTTAAGAACAAGCCTTGGACATCTCCAAAGCTTGATGGTGTAAAAGCACTGCCAGAAAATCAATTTAAGAACCCAGAAGAATGGTATAATTTTGTTTTAACCCATGAAATTATGCACACAAAATTTAGGCCAAAAAAGAATGAGCCTACATCTGCATACGAAAACAGAATCAATCAGCTTGCTTTGTCTGAATTATCAAAACGCAAACAAATAAGCATGGATACTGTAGAAAATTTCCGTACCGCTATGAACTCAGGCATTATGAATACTGTTTTGATGGGTACACCAGCAGATAAACCTATTGCAGTTGATGGTGTATTTTACGTTCCTATTCATGTAGCTAGAAAAGTATTTCCAAATATAGAACCAGACCCTAAATTTAAAGGATATTATAGAATTGAGAATGGTTTGTTAGGTATGCCATTCCAGTTTATGTCTTACAGTTTTGCAGCAGCAAACAAAATTACAGCGTCATTAGCGCAAGGTCAGATAAAAAACAGAACAATAGCTATAACTGCGTCTATGGGATTAGGCTACATGGGTATGGAACTTAAATATAAAGATTGGCAAATGGAACAAATGTCTTGGCCTGATGTTATAGCTCGTTCTTTTGATGCATCTGGTGTTGCTGCATTACATTCTGATTTATTTTATACAGCTATGAATATAAGTCAGGCATTAGATGGGCCTAATCTTAGTGGTGGTCTTATTAATCCTAAATTTAAACAAGAAAAAAATGGATATGATGCTGCATTAGCAGTTGGTGGCGCTGCACCCTCTTATGCTTTTGATGTAGGTAGGGGCATTAAAGAGCTTTTTGACGGCAACTATGGTCAAGGTGCTAATGAATTGGTAAGAAGATTGCCAACAGCGCAGCTTTGGTTTCTTAAAGATGAGATTAATGGAATGGGTAGAGCCTTTGCTGGAGGGCGTTACTAATTGTGCGTTGAGCATTTTGTTAAATAGGAGTAGGGTTTTGGCATGACTATAAACATAGCTGATAACACACCGAGAGTATCGTACACAGTTTCGGCTGGCGCAACGCAAACTTCTTTTACAGTTTCGTTTGAGTTTTTTGCTAGTGCTGATCTAAACGTATACGTTGATGGAACTAAAAAAAGCATTAGCACTCATTACACTGTAAGTGGTGGTAATGGGTCTACTGGTGCGGTTGCTATATCTGTAACTGGAGCGTCTGGTGGTAGTACAGTTGTTATAACTAGAAGCATTGCGCTTGAAAGAACTACTGATTTTCCATCTCAAGGCGCATTTCAGATAACAACATTAAATACAGAGCTTGACAGAATCACAGCAATTCAAGCTGACCTTGATGATGAAACACAAAGATCGCTTAGACTTTCAGATGAAGATGCTGCTGTAACAATGACATTGCCGCTTAAAGCGACAAGAGTTGGTACTGTTCTTGGCTTTAATGCATCAACAGGTGCGCCAGAAGCAGGGCCAACAATAGCAAGTGTTGGCACACTGGCTGCAAATTCAGCTAACATTAATACTGTAGCTGGTATTTCAGCCAATGTAACAACGGTAGCTGGAATTTCTGCTAATACAACAACAGTAGCTGGCATATCAGGAAACGTAACTACAGTAGCAGGTATTTCAAGTGCCGTTACTACAGTAGCAAATAACGCTAGCGCAGTTAGTGGGGCTAGTGCTAACGCAACTTTAGCTGCAAACTACGCAACAAAAATAGATGGTGCTGTACCTGCTACATCAGATTTTTCTGCAAAAGCACAAGCTGTTGGTGGTACTGGCGTTACTAGCGTCACTGGTTCAGCTAGAGAATGGGCATTAGGTGGCGGGAGCAGCCCTAATGCAACAGTTCATGTTGATACTGGCGATGAGTATTCAGCTAAAGGTTATGCTGTTGGTGCATTAGATCGTGGTCAATCTACTGGCAAACATTCAGCAAAAGATTGGGCAACCTATACCAGCGGTACGGTAGATGGTTCTGGTTATTCGGCTAAATATTGGGCTGAACAAGCAGCGGCATCAGCGGATTCTTTTGACGATAGATACCTTGGCCCAAAATCTAGCGATCCAACTGTAGATAATGATGGTGATGCCTTAAATGCTGGTGATTTATATTATTCTACAAGCTCGTCAATTATGAAAGTCTACAATGGCACTGCTTGGGAAGCAGTGGCAACAAGCACAACTGGACTTGCAACGGCAGGGTTTAGTATAGCCATGAGTATTGCGCTTTAACCAATTAAAACAAGGACTTAACCAATGGCACAGAATTTTAGAAGATACAGAGTAACAGGGGTCGGAACAACTGCTGCTGATATTCCAGACGGTTCAGACTTTGACAGTTACGATACGCTAGTTGGCATACACATGGCTAACACATCTGCAAATGCGATAACGGCATCTGCTTTTATGACTAGCGATACTTCGGCTGGTGACAACATTGGGGCTGATTATGAATTTGCAGTTACGGTGGCTGGTGGTGCTTTTGTTTTAGACACAGTAAGCAAGCCAGCAATTACAATATACAAAGGATTTACATATACTTTTGATGTTAGTAACGCTAGTAACGCCACCCATGTTTTGCGCTTTGCAACTCAAGCTGATGGGGCAAATTCAAGCGGATACACAACTGGTGTAACAGCAACAGGAACTGCGGGTCAAGCTGGTGCAAAGGTTGTAATTGTAACCACAAGCGCAACTCCAACAACTTTGTATTATTATTGCACAGCCCACACTGGAATGGGCAATACAGCTACCGTTTCTGATGTTCATTATCTTATTAAAGACGCAAGCATACCTTCTGGATCGGCTCTCCAAATTTTAGATGGCGGTGCAAAGATTGTGGTGCAATCTGGTGATAGGTTGTTTGTTCAGTCAAGCGTGGCTGGCTCACTTGATTGTTGGGTTTCAGCAGTAGATGCAATTAGTAGTTAGGTGACACATGGGATATGTAGGTAATCCACAAGCAACGGCATTTAGCAGCAAGCCAGCTAAACAAGATTTAACTGGTGCGTCTGGCACTAGCTTGACGCTTTCTCACGCTGTTGCAAATGCGGAAAGCATTGACTTGTTTATTAACAACGTGAGGCAAGAGCCTACTACTGCATACTCTGTTGGGGGCGATGATGTCACAGTGACGCTTACTGGTTCTGTAGTATCATCAGATGATATTTATGTAGTGTATAATTCATTGGCTTTGCAAACGACAGTACCACCGGATGGGTCTGTTAGCACAGCCAAGATCATTGATGGCAATGTAACCGCCGCTAAGTTAGCTGCAAGCTTAGACTTGTCTACCAAATCATTAACAATGCCAACTGGTTCTTTGTTGCAGTTTGTGCATGACCAATCTGCAATCGGTGGTTCTACAGCAACAATTCCTCAGGATAATACATCACCGACAATAACAGAAGGTGTAGAAGTATTTTCTTGTGCAATTACACCAACAGCAGCAAATAGCAGTCTTTTAATACAAATGACTTGCCAAATGTCTGGTGCTGGAAATGGTCATTATGTAGTGTGGGATTTGTTTGAAGGTAACACTCTTGTTGGCGCATGGTCTAATTATTTAACTGCTAGTAATGGTGGAGTTATAGCTAGTTTTAATATTGTTAGGGCAGCTTCAACAACAAATGCAAGGACATACAGTGTAAGAGCAGGGTTTGCAAGTGGAACGGCAGGGACACTTTATTATGGTTATGTTTCTGGTAACTCCTACGGTCAGTTAAATCAAAACTACATGACCATACAAGAAATAGCAGGATAGGAGGCAGACATGGCTTTATCTAAAATACAATCAGAGAGCGTCAACCTAGCCGATGACTTTGCGTTCACAGGCACAATCACTGGGGCTAGTCCAAGTCTTGTAGCGTTTCATGCTGACACAATAGCAGTAACTTCAGCCGGAAATTACCTTACATTCACAAATGAAGTTACTGATACAGCCTCTGCTTACAATGTTTCTAACGGCACATTTACTGTTCCAGCAAATGCTGGTGGAACATATCTTTTTTACGCAAGTATAAACTATGACAAACAATCTAGTAGTGACACTGATGGAAATTATGTAGTCCTTGAAATTCGTAAAAACAACGCAGAAGTTGTGTCATTTATTTCTCATTACTACGGCAGAGGTGATTATGATTATGTTGCGGGGCAATTGGTAATTACATTAGCTGCTGCTGATACCATACGTATTTTTAATAATGGAAACGCAACAACAATTGGAGGTACTTACAGTCACTTCAATGGATTTAGGATTGGTTAATTATGGCATTATCTAAGATAAAATCAGACAAAGCCGTAAGGAGATAATATGCCCTACATTGGAACTCAACCAACCACAGGTGTGTTTACTGAGCTAGATGCTCTGACTGCATCAGCCACGGCTGACTATGCTCTTACCCTTGGTGGCGCAGCTTACAACCCAGCAACAGTTAACAACCTTTTGGTTAGCATTAATGGTGTTATCCAAGCTGGATCTACGATGAGCTTGTCAGGTAGCACACTGACGGTGGGTGCTACGCTTTCATCATCTGATGTTATAGATTTTGTTAGAGTGTTTGGTTCTGTCGGCACTGTGTCTACGCCTACTGATGGCTCAGTGACTACAGCCAAGCTAGGTAATGGTTCTGTTACTGCCGCCAAGTTAGCAGCGGGTGTGCAAGGTGTGGCTGGCATTACTACTGCCAGCACTAGCGGTACAGCTATGAGCATTGATAGTTCCAACCGTATTCTTACACCAGCTAGACCAGCGTTTTCAGTGCGGGGTTCTGGTAGTTGGGTTGATGTAGCTAATGGTTCTGAAGTTACTATCGTAATGGCTTCGGCTGACGTAAATATCGGAAGCTACTATTCTACAAGCACATACAAATTTACCGCCCCGATAGCAGGTGCGTATTGGTTTTCGGCAAATGTCTATTTGCGAAACAATGGTGGCAGTTCATCAGATAGTGGGACTTACGGATACTCAAGAATAAAAAAGAATGGTTCTGTCATTTCGGGTTTGGAATCTATCCACGGTTACTTAAACAACGGTGATGCTGACCAAACAACCAGTATTAGCGGTTTGGTTCAACTTGCTGTCAATGATTATATAACGGTAAATATGCAGTCTACTGGTGGTGGAACAAGTAGTTATCACGGTTCTAGTACGTCATTTCACGGCTACCTAATAGGATAGGAAACAGACATGGCACTTACAAAACTAAACAATCAGTCTCTTGCCGCAGTTACGGCTGCTGGTATTCCTATTCGTAGTGGTAGTGTGCTTCAAGTTAAACAAATTGTAAATAACACAAAAATAATTAAAACCAGTGAGAGTTTTGTAGATTCTGGTTTATTTAGTGGATTTACTTTTGATAACAATTTACAAGCTAACTCAAAAGTTTTTGCAACAATTGAAGCAACTATAGGTGAACAAGGCTCACCTGCTTGGGCGTATCCATTTGTATTAACTTTATATGAAGGTTCATCTAACATTGGTAATGATGCAAATAGTGCAATATGTGGAAGTCTTGGTGCGCTTAACGGAAATAATGAGAATGATATTTACGGTATGGAGCGTGTTTATGGGAGTATTCTTTACTCACCTTCTTCGACAAACCCGTCATATAAACTTTATGTAAAGTCTGTATCTGGTACTTTTAATAGATCAGTAGGTGGTTCTATTAATATTAATACAGGTGGCACACGAATTACCCTTATGGAAATCGCTGGCTAACAAATGGTAGTAGCCGAAGTTCTCACAGGTATCAGTCTTGTTAAGGCTTCAGTTGATTTTATTAAATCTAATATTAGCACTGCTCAAGACATTGGGCAGATAGCCAGCCAGATAGATGATCTGTTTGCTGGTGAAAAACAGGTGCAGCAAGCTAGAGCCAAGAAATCTGGCAGTGGTTTGGGCGATCAGTTTGGTGTTGATACTGTAGCTAAAGAAATGATTGATGCTAGGCTGGCTGCCGAGAAGCTACAAGAAGTAGCAACTATGGTTGATATGCGGTTTGGTCATGGCACTTGGGCTGGCATTATAGCTGAGAGAGCCAAGCGTATCCAAGAGGCCAAAGAAGCAGAGGCTGTAGCTAGACGCAAGAAGATACAAAAAGATAGAGAGTTTGAAGAGATGATGAAGCAAGCTGTGCTTGTTGGAACAATCATTGTTATAGCAGTAGGCTTGTTTATTTTTTTAATGGTCAGTGTAGCAAAGGCGATTGTTATATGATTAGTGTTGAGCAGTTTCTTAAATGGAAAGTTTTGCCTAGATGTATGATGCTTGCATCTACTGTTATGTCTTGGCGTTGCGCTGAATGGTTTATGGAATTAGATGTGCCTACAGCAGCCCAGTCTGCATTTGTATCTGTAGTTATGGGTGTAATGACAGGCGTGTTTGGTATTTGGATGGGGCATGAGCATAAGGGGGAGTAAATGATACAAGCATTAATTGGCCCGATTGCATCACTAGCTGGTAGCTGGATGGAATCAAAAGTTGAGCAGACTAAAGCTAAAGGCAAAGTTGCTTTGGCAAAGGCTGACGCTGAAGCTGAGTTGATGAAGCATGAATCTGGTTGGGAAAAGATTATGGCTAAGTCCAGCGACAATAGCTGGAAAGACGAAGCGTGGACTATTTTGTTTATAGCTATAATTGCTATGTGCTTCATTCCCTTTACCCAGCCTTATGTTGAGCGTGGCTTTGCGGCTTTAGATGGTACACCTGACTGGTTTCAGTATGCTGTTTATGCCAGCATAGCCGCGAGTTTTGGTTTAAGGTCACTAAAGGGAATAAAGAAATGAAACTATCAGAGCATTTTAGCTTGGAAGAAATGACTAAGAGCCAGACAGCTTTAAGGCGTAACCTTCCTAATCAGCCCTCAGAAGCCCAGACAGAAGCGATGGTTCTTTTGTGTGAGAATGTACTAGAGCCAGTGCGGAGCCACTTCAGCATACCGTTTACGCCCAGCAGTGGCTATCGCAGTGCAGAGCTTTGTGTTGCTATAGGTAGTTCTGTGTCTAGTCAACATGCAAAGGGTGAGGCTGCTGACTTTGAGGTGCCATCTATATCTAATCTTGAGTTGTGTACTTGGATTATTAATAACCTAGATTTCGATCAGCTTATTCTTGAGTGTTATACTGGTGGTAATACAGGGTGGGTACACTGTAGCTATAAACCAGAGGGCAATCGTAAAGAAGTTCTCACATACGATAAAGAGAATGGTTATCGTAAAGGCTTGTTAACTTAAAATGGGCCAGCCGCAATTTGGGAAACGGCTGACCCAATAACAGGCGGAGAACTAATCAACCTGTTTTAAAATGGTACATCTTCTGATGGCATTGCGCTAGTGACATTCTCATCTTTGATGTTGTCACCAAACTCAGGTATCTCATCATCTATTGGCTTGGGCTTGTACTCTGATACCTGCAAAGACATGTAAGCATTGTCATCCTTCATCTCTTTCCAAGATGCAATCTTCCAATCTTGATGCAGCCCATCAAGTGGGCCACTGTAGTCAGGTGCTTTCTCATTGCCCTTCTTGTCGTTAGGGAATAGGCATCCTATCTTTTGGAATACTTCGATGCGCTTCTTGCCATCTCTGGACTCAGCCATGATGAGTGCTACTTGTCCGTCTTCTCCCATAACATTAAGCTTGCCTTGTAGTATAAGCTGTTGCTCGGGAAAGGGTTTGAAGGCTGCGCCTCTGTTGGTGTTATCATACTCAGTCATTCTTGTTCTCCTTTTTTGTACTCTCTTGTAAGAGCCATAATATTTTTTCTACCTTATGCTCTAGGTTAGTGAGCCTTATTTTTATTTCCTCTAAATGCAAAACAAACTTTGAAGAAAACATTATTCAGCCCTCCATATCCTGTGATGGTTAAGGTTCTCTCTTCTTGTAGCAATCTTTATATCCCATGCTTTTGCAGCCTGTCTTAAAGCTGCAACAAAGCCAGTACCAATAACAATACTGTCTCCTTTCTTCATACGTTTTAAGATACTGTACTTTGATCCATATCCATTTGGGATGGGTATTCCTTTTTCAATTTCATATCGTTCCATTACCACTTCTCCTCTGGTAGCAATGTGCCATCGTCATCAAGCTTAACGCTCTTGACCTTTGTTACCTTGGGGTTAGGCATACTAGCTGAGTTACCATCATCATCTTCTGATGGCAGTCCGAATGCAGATTGTAAGCCATAGCGTTTAGCGTATGTGATACCGCTGCCCATCTTCTGTGGATCAGTAGGGTCTTTGACTAGGACTGGTGTGCGTCCAGTCATTGACTCGCCTGACTCATGCATAACAACTGTAGTTACAAAGATGTGATGCTCATCAAAGTCAACAAGCTGTGTGAATGTAAGCCCACACTTGCCAGCTTCTGCCCTGACAGTCTCAATAACTTCTTCAAGACTGGCATAGTTTGATTTGAAGAATGGATTTTTTGCAGTCTTCTTAGCTGCTGCTCCAGTGTTGTGAAACTGGATGAGTGCTTTGGTTATGTTCTTTAGTTCCATCTTAGTTCTCCTTGACTGTGATGCGTAATGATCCGCGCTTATCGCGTTTGATGGCTAGAAGATCACAGTATACTTCTCGCTCATCGTCACCAACCATAGCCTTGAGGTCAGACTTGGCTGACTCAAATAGCTTTGCTGATTTCTCTTGTTCGATGTAGTCATGGCATCGGCTGATAAATTCGTTGTCGGCTGATGCGTCTCGTTTGACTAGGCCATCGACCTTGATCTTATCTATAGATACAGGTGGCACTTCGTTGTCACCGAAAGGGCGGGTGTCCTCAGTGACATGCCTCCAGAACTCGGTGATGTGTACCTTCATCTTGTTGATGTAATCCCAATCTTTCTGTACATAAACAGCAGCCCACTTGCGGTTGCCAAAGATTACAGATAGATAGCAGCCCTTGGCTTGGTGTAGCCACATGTAGAACTGCATCTGTGGCATGTACATACTCAAACAGTTTTCCATATTGTTTGTTTCGTATGTATGCTTGCACTCAATGATCTCGTCAGTAAATTTTCTGTCCATCATAATGTGACCATCGACTTGACCCTTGAGAGGCACACCTTCCCAGTTCATCTCTGCTGTAAGGCCATTACCTGCGCCTTTGTGCATGACATGTTGTACTGTTTCAGTGTCAGTGAACATCTGTTTATCAAACCAACGCTTGTTAAAGTGTTCAGTCTCTGAGCCTAGCTGTACTGCTAAATTATCTGAGAGATCATCAGGCTCTGACTTGCCTGTCTTCTGTTCCCACAAGGCAATCCAATCGCCTCGCATGATGCGGTTCATATCTGAGCCGCCTAGAAATCCTAGTCTGTTCATAGTAGTTCTCCTTTTGATTTATTATACTGCAACTATGCAGTTAGATCAAGCTTCTTTTGTTGTAGTGATGAGAGCATCAACTCTCTACGTCTAAGTCTCCACTTGATATGCTTGTGAAACTCTGAGTATGCAGGCCAGAAAGTGGTAGTCTCGGACACCTGCTTGATAGCGTACTTAACTATGTCGGCTGGATAGACTGACAGTTCATTAGCTATAGCTTGTATTCGCATTGCGTGATCGTCCGATGACTCACCTGCTGGCTTCACCACCAGCGCAGCCAGCAGCGTGAGGTCATCGACTAACATTTCTTTAGGCATGGGAACCATAGCTTGCATAACTGTAGCTATACATTTGTTTACGTCATCTACTGATGTTGATTCTACTCTGTAGCCACTGACAATAATATCTACGCCATCATCCTTGAAGCTACTGCGACTAATCTCTACTACCTTGCAGCCTGTTGTGCATTCTAGCGAAGTGAGAAGCAGACTGTCGACTCTGGCTGGATTGTTTACCTGTAGCATTCGATCCAGACCTGCCTGTATTTGATCGCCACTCAATATGATTTGAACACCAGTATCTGTAGGCTCTGTCGAAGGACGCAAATTTTTTGCCTGTTGCTTGATGGTAGTTAACGAACTTATCTGCTTGAGCGACATGATCTATAGCCTCCTTGTGTTTAGCATCTATGGATTTGCAAAGGTCATCGCTTGGAACCCATCCATCTGGAACCTGACCCTTTGTATTCTTTGTTTCCTTATTGGTTATTGATAGGTTAGTGTTGCTGTCTGCAACAGAGGTGTTGCTCTCTGCAATAGGGGTGTTGCAGTGTGCAATATCTTTTGGGAATATTATGTATCGTGTTGACTTGCCTGTGTGTCCACGATCTCTAGTTAGATAGCCGTGATCTTCCAGCCAGTGCAGCTTGCGCGTTACTGTAGCTACAGACATAGCAGTACGTTGTGATAGTCGTCTGAGACTAGGCCA